GCGATCATCTCGATTGCAGGATACACTGATGAGCGCGGCCTGCTTATTGCGGCTCGTCCTACTCGTTTGATTGTTCCGCCTAACTTGATGTTTGTTGCGGATCGTTTGCTGGAAACTACCCAGCGAACTAACACTTCCGACAACGATATTAATGCTATTCGTAACATGGGTGCTGTCCCAGAGGGCTACTCTGTCAATCACTATTTGACTGACACTAATGCTTTCTTTGTTATGACCGATATTCCAAACGGTCTGAAGCACTTTGAGCGTACCGCTCTAGAGACTAGCATGGACGGAGATTTCGACACAGGTAACGTGCGCTATAAAGCGCGTGAGCGTTATTCGTTCGGCGTATCCGATCCACTGGGCATCTACGGATCGCCCGGAGCGTAATAAATGCTATTGACCTGTTAAGGTTTAATGGTATGGTTACACGGAAGGGGGAGGATTATCTCCCCCTTTTTAATCCTGACTGCTTAACAGCAGACTCACCCACGACAGGAGATTCACATGGGTACTTCGACTTTTAACGGCCCCGTCCGTTCGCAAAATGGCTTTGAGGTCATTTCTACAGATTCAACTACTGGTACTGAGACCACTAACTTTGATATGGATGGTGACGGTGTTGTTACCAGCAAATATCTTCAGTCTGTTGCTCACGTTACTGGTGTTTCAGTTAACACAACTGCTGGCAATAGCCCCACAGTAGGTACGTTTACTCAACCCGCAGGTACATTGATTACTGATATTCAGATCATTTGTATTACCTCCCCTGTTATTGGCACAGGTGATATCGGCTACTCTGTAGGAACTAACGCTACCACTGGTGGCGGTCAAGTTGTTGCGGCAGTAACTGATCAGATCCTTGATGGCGGTACTACTGTTGTTCAGTACAACGTAACCCTCCCTGCGCTTGTTCGTAGCACTGAGAGCGGTACTACTGCTCCAGCGTCTGCACAGTTCAGCGCGGCAGAAAGAAGCGTGTACTGCAATATTACTAATACTGTAAACGCAACTACTGCTGGCTCCTTCACGTTCATTATTAAGTACGTCAAGGTAATCTAATAGTTTAGCGGGGGGAAACTCCCGCTTACTTTTAAGGAGAATATAATGGCTGATGCAGTTGCAACTCAGACAATTAGTGATGGCGCACAGTTTGCGACATTCAAGTTCACAAATGTTAGTGACGGTAATGGCGAAAGCGCGGTTAAGAAGATTGATGTCTCCGCTCTTGGAGTGAACCCTGTTACAAAGCAGTCGTGTAGTAGCGTATCGATCTATGGCATATGGTATAGCACTATAGGGATGAGTGTTAAGATCGACTTTGATGCTAGTACCAATGTTCTGGCTTGGAACCTTATCGCTGACTACTCAGACAATTTAGACTTCTCTGGCTTCTCAGGTATCCCAAACAATGCGGGTAGTGGAGTTACTGGGGATATCGACTTTACTACGGTAGGTCATTCTTCTGGTGACAGCTACACTATTGTAATGAAAGTTTTGAAGCATTATGGCTAGAAACTATAAGCTGGAGTACGAGAATTATCACTCAAAGCCTACGCAAAAGAAGCGCAGGGCTAACCGCAATGCGGCCAGAGATATCATGGAAAAGAAAGGTCTCGTAAAGAAGGGTGACAAGAAGGACGTTGACCATAAGGATCGCAACACCAAGAANAACAAGTCCAGCAATCTTAGGGTTACTTCTAGAGCCAAGAACAGGTCTAGAAACGGCGCTAAAAAGAAGTGAGAAGGTGCGCTAATGCCAGCCAAGAAGAAAGCAAAATCTAAAGTTAACGCGGCTGGTAATTACACCAAGCCTGATATGCGCAAAAGGCAGTTCAGTCGCATTAAGGCTGGAACCAAGGGCGGTAAAGCAGGGCAGTGGAGCGCAAGAAAGGCTCAGATGCTTGCCAAGGCTTACAAAGATGCTGGTGGAGGCTACAAATGAAGGGCGTAAAGCACTATAAAAAAGATGGAACCGAGCATAAAGGCTCTACCCACAAGATGTCTGATGGAACCTTGCATAGCAATAAGTCTCATACCAAGACAAGCGTGAAGCTATTTCACCTAAAGGACTTATCAGCTAAAGCTAAGGCAAAGGCCAAAGGTAAAAAGTAATGGCTATTTCACGCGCACAGGCTGGTAAAGAGATTAAAAGCGGTGGCGCAAAGAAAAAATCCCAGAAGTCTTTAGATAAGTGGACTAAGGAGAAGTGGGGTACTAAGTCAGGCAAGAATAGCACCCAAGGCAAAAAAGCTACGGGCGAGAGATACCTCCCTAAAAAGGCGAGAGACTCCCTAACAGATAAAGAGTATGCGGCTACATCCAAGAAGAAGAGAGCCGATACAAAGAAAGGCAAACAGCACAGCAAGCAACCAAAGAAGATTGCCAAGAAAACCGCGAGGCACAGGTAATGGCTACGCCACGAAAGGGTAAGGCAAAGGTTAAGCTAACATCGTCAGGAAAAAAGGTTAGCTATGGTCAGGCTGGAAAGGCAAAAGGCGGTGGCCCAAGGGTAAAGCCGGGAACTTCAAAAGGAGATAGCTACTGCGCTAGGAGTTTGGGAATTAAGAAGCGCCTTCCAAAGAAAAAACAAAATGACCCTAACACTCCGAACAATCTATCCCGCAAGCGATGGAAATGCTCTGGGGCTAAATCCAGAAGGAAATAGAGATGGCTACAAGCGGAACATATGCATTTGACCTAGACCTAGGAGACGCTATAGAAGAAGCGTTTGAGCTTGCTGGTCTTGAGTTAAGAAGCGGCTATGACTATCGCACCGCAAGGCGTAGCATCAACCTTCTAATGCTTGAGTGGCAGAATAGAGGTCTTAACCTGTGGACTGTAGACTTTGCTTCAGAGACGCTGACAGCAGGCGATTCAACGTACCCCTTAGCCGCTGACAAGTTAGACATAGTTGAAGCGTTTGTAAGAACCAACAGCGGAAATACCTCCAGCCAGTTCGATCAGACGCTAACAAGAATTTCAGGAAGCCAGTACGCTCATCTTTCTAACAAGTTAACAACAGGGAAACCCTTGCAGTTTTGGCTTGAAAAAAAGCCTAGCGGGATAACCTTTAACCTGTGGCCTGTGCCTGACAGTCAAGAGACGTACCATCTTTCGTACTATTATCTTCGCAGAGTCGAGGATGCAGGGTCGCCAGCATCGCTAAACATGAGCATACCTGCTAGGTATCTTCCCTGTCTTGTTGCTGGCTTGGCCTATCAGCTTTGCTTGAAGTATTCAGAATCTAACTCAAAAGCTCCAATTATGAAATCAGAGTACGAAGCTCAGTGGACTCTAGCGTCTGATGCTGATCGAGAGAAAGCGTCAATCTATGTATCCCCCGGCGGTTACAAGTTTTGAGCAGGACTCAAGGCAAACGGGCTTTTGGTTTTTGCGACCTAACGGGCTTTAGGTATCCACTGAAGGATTTGGTTCCTCAGATAGTCAATCAGCGCCCTACAGGTCTTCTTGTAGGGAAGGATGTGCTTGATGAAGATCAGCCTCAACTTCAGTTAGGCAGGATAAGGATGAATGACGACCAGTCTCTCAGGAATCCTAGGCCGGACAGAGCGCAAGCAGAAAGCCGAGAGTTGTATGCATTTAATCCAGTTGGAGGGGGTGTCACTGAGTTTGGAAGTCGAACTCTAGGTTTGGACATCTCTGCCCATGCGGGAACAGTTACGGTGGAAATAACCTAATGGCGTGGACATTTACAACACTAAAGTCTTCTATCCAAGACTACCTTGAGACTACAGAGTCTACCTTTGTAAGCGAGCTTCCAAACATAATTACTCGCGCAGAGGAGAGAATACTCAAGTCTGTACAGCTTCCAAACTTCAGGAAGAATGTTACAGGAGCTTGCGTATCAGGCAATCCGTATCTTCAGACTCCCAGCGACTTTTTGGCGCTATACTCCATAGCTCTTGATAACAGCGGGTATGAGTTTCTCCTTAACAAAGATGTTAACTTTATACGAGAAGCGTACCCAGTTAGCACTGTAACGGGTGTTCCTAAGTATTACGCACTGTTTAATGATCAGACGTTTATAATGGCTCCCACGCCAAATGCTGGCTTTACTTTTGAATTGCATTATTTCTACAAGCCTGTATCAATCACTCAGTCTGCGGATGGGACTAGCTGGCTTGGTGATAACGCTGAAAACGCCTTGCTTTATGGCTGTCTTGTTGAGGGCTATACATTCCTGAAGGGGGATGCTGATCTNATGTCTCAGTATCAAGCAAAGTATCAGGAGTCTCTTGACAAGCTGGAGACGCTAGGTGAGGGTTATGACACCACAGACAGCTATAGGTCTGGCGCGGTAAGGAAGGCCAGATCATAATGTTAATGGAGCTTCCGCAAACCCCGATAGTAGAGGTTTCTACAACGTCAGGCAAAGGTCACGATGTTGAGTTTTGGGCTGAGAAAGCAACAAACAAGATCGTATCTGTTGGTAAAACTAGCCACCCTGCCGTAAGGGAGCAAGCCGAGGCATTTAGAGATCAGGTTTACACTGTCGTGTTGCACTTCATGAAAGCGGCGATAAAAAGCGATAGAACCACGCTCACGGGCGTTTTTGAATCAAACCAACAGAAAGAAATGGCAGAAATAATTAGGAGATTGTAATGGCGATATCGCAGGCAGTTTGCTCCAGCTTTAAATCAGAGCTTTTACAGGGGCTACACAACTTTACTAACAGTAGCGGTAATACGTTTAAGTTGGCGCTTTACACAAGTAGCGCTAGCTTGGGGGCCACTACTACAGCATACAGTACAACGAACGAGGTTAGTGGCACTAACTACACCGCTGGAGGTGGCGCGCTAACAAACGTAACGCCATCGGTTACAGGAACTACAGCGATTACTGACTTTTCTGACTTGACGTTCTCAAACGCGACAATAACTGCAAATGGCGCATTAATATACAATGACACAAATGCTGATCGTGCGGTTGTAGTTCTGGCTTTTGGGGCAGACAAAACATCAACAGAAGGCGATTTTACAATAGCGTTTCCTACGGCAGATGCTAGCAACGCAATTATTAGAATAGCTTAACCGCAATGTCGAATCTCACAGGTTGGGGCAGAGGTGCTTGGGGTGGCGGAGGCTTTGGCGAAGAGCTTTCGCAGACGGTTACTGGAAATCAAGTAACGGCTTCCGTTGGTAGCGTTGTAATAACAGCAAGAAAACCTATGACCGTGAACGTAAGCGGATCGGATATGACATCTGCAACATCATCTGTAACACCTTCTGCGAGTGCAGGCGTTACGTTAACAACTACTGACCAATTGACAGCAAGTGCAGGTACAAGTAACGTGTACGGGCTGATTGTGACGGGTCAAACTACAGATTGGCGAGAGGTAGCTTAAATGGCAACTTATGTAAATGATCTCAGACTTAAAGAGATCGCAACAGGCGATTCTTCGGGTACATGGGGTACTGAGACGAATGTTAACCTAGAGTTAATTGGCGAGGCTATGGGTTATGCGACTAAGGCAGTCGCTGACGCATCAACCTCTACTATCACAATGCCTGATGGAACTGCCACGAACGGCGAGCTTAGGTCTCTTTATTTGAAGCTAACTGGAGGAGGTCAAGCATCCACCATAACCCTTGCGCCCAACACTGTATCTAAAGTCTGGTTTATTGAAAATGCTACTAGCTATACTCTTACGTTTACTCAAGGCTCTGGGGCTAATGTAGCCGTACTTGCAGGCCAGACCAAAGCAATTGCTTCTGATGGCGCTGGAAGCGGCGCTGTTCTGTATGAAGTTTTTGATGACTTGTCAGTAGCAGGCGACTTCTTTGTTGAAAATACTATACAGCCCTCTGGGGATACTGCTTCTGGTGATGCGGCGGCTATAGGCTATACCTCTGCTGAAGGTATTATCGTAACAGGTCAAGGCTCCACATCAGACGTAACTCTCAAGAATGATGCTGATGGTACGGTTCTCACTATACCCACTGGAACTACCAATGTGGACGTTGTTGGGGACTTTACGGCAGGT